TGGCAACAATGGGCTGTGAACAAAGGCATTCACAAAGACGTTGTAGGTTACTTATCGTTTGCTAAACAAGATTTATATGACTTTGATTCAAAGTCTAGCAGTCGTGCATTTGCTACACCCCGTTCATGGTGTTTCGTTAGTGACTTGTTGAACGATGAAGATAACATGGATAGTGATACTCAGTTTAACCTAGTATCAGGTGCAGTAGGTGAGGGTCTTGCAGTTAAGTTTGCGGCACACCGTCGAATTGCAGGTAAAATGCCTGAGCCAAGCGATATCTTGTCAGGTAAGATCAAAGATTTGACTGTTAAAGAAATCTCTGCAATGTATTCGTTGACTATTGCTATGTGCTACGAATTGAAGGATGCTATTGATAACAAGAAAGTGTCCAACAAAGAGTTTCACATTATGGCAGATAACTTCTTTAATTACATGATGAGTAACTTTGAGACAGAATTGGTTGTTATGGGTGCTAAGATTGCATTGAAAACATATAGTCTGCCAATCGAACCAAGTCAGTTGAAAAACTTTGATGATTTCCACAAGAAGTACGGCAAATACATTGTTGAAGCAGGCAACTAAACAAAAGGGTGCTGGTCACCCTTTTTTAATCTAAGGAAATAAAATGAAAGCAAAAGTTTATTTTTACGCAAAAGGGGAAAGTGCCCGAGCAAAAGGTTTAAGTAGAGTTCAAGCAGAGGAAAAGTACCTTACAGGTGCACCGGATTTTGCTAGGATTTACTTTGACAAAGGATATCGTGGATTGTCACTTTGAGTTTGACAATAAATCCAACCAGTGCTATAATATACATATTCTAAAGGAGTATATAAATGTCAGACGTAATCAGCCCTACAAAGAAAAAACGTAGCTCAAAATTTGATAATCTTATCGGTCCATTGGATACGAAAATTGATGCACAAGCACGTGAACGTCTTGTAACAGCCCGAGTGGGTTTGCTACTACGTCATTCATTCTTTGGCAATCTTGCTACTCGCATGAAGTTAGTTAACGCCGATTTGTGGTGTAGTACAGCGGCAACTGATGGCAGCACATTCTACTATAACAGTCGTTTCATTATGATGTTGAAAACTAAAGAGGTAGAATTTTTGTTTGGACATGAAGTGCTACACGTTGTGTATGACCATATGGATCGTAGAGGATCACGTGATCCACAGATCTGGAACATTGCTGATGACTATGCAGTCAATGCAGATTTGAAACGGCACAAAGTGGGTCAATTCATTACTACAGTACCTTGCTTGTATGAGCAGAAGTATGACGGTAAGCCTGCAGAAGAAATCTATGATGACTTGATGAAGAATGTTCAGAAGATTGACATTAATTCATTGATTGACCAAATGATTGACGATCACATGGATGGTGATGACGGTGAAAGCGACGGTGACGGAGATCAAGAAGGTAAAGCTAAAGGCAAACGTCCTTCAATGAGTCCTGAAGAACGTGAACGTATTAGACAAGAAGTTAAACAAGCAATTATTTCTGCCGCACAAAGTGCAGAAGCAGGTACACTACCTAAAGGTGTTGAACGTCTTGTTAGACAAGCTACAAACCCAATCATGCCCTGGCGTGAACTATTGCAAGTCAATTTAACTAGTGCAATTCGTAACGATTATTCTTGGACTCGTCCTAGCCGTCGTAGCTGGCACATGGATGCTATTATGCCCGGCATGACGCCCGGTGAAGAGATTGATGTTACTATTGCTATTGACATGTCAGGTTCTATCAGTAACACACAAGCACAACAATTCTTAGGTGAGATTGGTGGCATGATGGATTCGTTTGATGGTTACAAGGTCCATGTATTCTGTTTTGATACAGACACGTACAATCCTAAAGACTTTGACCATGAGAATATGGAAAGTATTGAAAACTACGAACCAATGGGCGGTGGTGGTACTGACTTTGATTGTATCTTTACTTACTTGAAAGAAAATGCAATTAGTCCGAAACGTTTAGTTGTATTCACTGATGGATATCCCTATGGTAGCTGGGGAGATAAAGATTATTGTGACACTACATGGATTATTCATGGTGACCCTGATCCTAACCCCCCATTCGGTACATGGGCAATCTACAACGATCACAAGAAGTAAGAAGAAATTATGGATTTGATTTTACAAATTGTAGGCTATGCATTTATATTTGGTATACTTGCTGGAGTGTTCTATGTTTTTATTAGATTACTATCAGCAGGGCTTGAGGCATTGAGTAAAAACAATGACTAAGAAAAAGACTAAGCATTATCTTGCAATGTGGGATGTACAAGGTCTTGAAAGTCTGCATGATGTTGACTTGCACATGAAAAAATACAATGAATGGGAAAAACAAAAAGTTGTTGCTATTCTAAAAGAAGAACGAATTCCTAGTCAACCATCAGGTATCCCATTGCAAATGATGCTACTACGTGCAAAGGTAAACAGTCAACGTGCGTATGAGATTTATGAATTCAATAGCACAATGGCTTATGATGATCTCAAAGAAGCATTTGAAATTGATCCACAACCCATTGTAGAATGGATTAGAAGTAACGGTAAAAAAGTTTATAGTGATTATGTTAAACAAGATAGGAAGACGATTGTATGATGTATATTGGTACAAGCCTCGGTGGATGCTTACTTAGTCTTATGAATAATGAAGTGTCCGAGGATGAGGTTATGTTCATCGTAACACGTACGTTGTGTCCTACATATGATACTTTTATGCAAGTAGTAGAACAATATTACGCAGAGGGTAATCCTCATTCCCGTAATCCTGCACAATATGGTTTAGGTGATTATGATTTGAACGAAGTAAAAAATCTAGCTACTAGATTATACTACTCAGGTAGAATACATCAACCTAGAGTATTTGATGATGTTGGACGCAGAGCCGGACATTATTACCCGTATAATCATCCAGCAAGGCTAGGTCAAGGATTATGGATGCAAGTTGTTCCAACTAATGATAACTCAACACCCTCAGTAATTGAAGCATATGAAAAATATAAAATGTTGGACGCATTAACTAAATGAGAGAGTTTAATCCTTTGCTTTGGTACGGGACTAGAAAGCTAGAAATAGTCCCTAAACATTTTGTGAAGGGTAATACCTTATTGACTGGTGAATCTAAACAGTGGATTGAAGATAAATTGATTGGTAGATATTCTACGACAATTGCTACAACTCTTGTGCCGCATGATATTTTAACAATAGTCACTCATTCAGTTTCAGAAGTAGTGTACTTTGAAGATCCTAAAGAACTTACTTTATACGAGTTATATTGGGCAGGTAGAAATAATTTTTAGACATATTAAAAAACAGTTAAATAATCTAGCTAGAATAGCACAAGGAGATTAATATGAGTTTTTTAAGGCATGTCGGTAAAATGGGTGATCGTAAAGTTGCTATTGTGTTTAGACAACTACCCAACGAAGAACATATGTGTTTAGTTACCTTTACGGAAACACTCAACATGCATGTACATGATCCTATGATGAAATGTATTGAAAGCGATATCGGACAAAATAGTTCGAATTTAGCTGATGCATTGAACCGTTCCTATACCAAAGACGGCAAAATCATTTTGCAAGTTTTGCATAGTGAAGGATTATTAAAGAAGGTTCAAACATCACAAATTACAGTGACTCCTTCTTCTAACACTAGAATTCGTTTAGATGAACTAAACAAGATTCTGACAGAAATGGAACAGGGCGAACAAGCAGTTAAACGTTTAGCTGAAATTGATGCAAGTCGTGGAATTCAAGATCCAAATGATTTAGCACGTAGAATGCGGAACAATAAAGCACCAGTCCCATCAGCACCTGATATTTTGGGTGATTCTACATTGGCTCAACAACGTTTGCAACAAGCACAACGAATGGAAGTTGAAGCTAAAGGTTTGCTAGCAGAAGCTAAAAGATTAACAGAAGAAGCAACAGCTATGGATCCTAGCCTTGCACCTGCAATGCCTAGTCTAAGTACTGAAGCTCCGGCAAAGAAACGAGGTCGTCCTGCAAAGGCAAAAGTTTTAACTCAGTAATATGACACCTGAATACATTAGGAAATGGGAAAACATCTTAGAAGATGTTGAAAAAAGTAAGGTGCCAATCCAGTTCTTAAAGAAAATAGTTGTAAGACTAACTGGCAAAAAACAACACACTATTAATATTCAAACCCTATTGAAACAGGGGCTTGAACCAGATGAAATAGAAGGTATTGTTTCACGTAAGTTATATGAGCTGGACCCACTAATCACAAGTTTTGAATTTGTGTTAAATGTAGAAACAATTGCAGAGACAGTACAACCAGAAACAGATAGATTATTAAGTAAACTATGAAACTAACAAATTGCCCTGAATCAGGGCAATTTGCCATATTGTTTGATTTACTAATCAAAAACTGATACACTCATAACATGAAACAATATTTAAATTTACTACAAGATATATTAGATAACGGTGAACAAAAGGGTGATAGAACCGGCATCGGCACTATTAGCGTCTTTGGTCGTTCATTACGTTTTGATTTACGTAAAGGTTTTCCTGCAGTCACTACTAAGAAATTAGCATGGAAAGCTTGTTGCGGAGAACTATTATGGTTTATTGAAGGCAGTGGAGATGAACGTAGGCTAGCGGAAATCACACACGGTGATAAAGAAGATACTGTTACTATCTGGACACCTAACGCACTTGCACCCTATTGGAAAAACAAAGCAAAGTTCGAAGGCGATCTCGGCCGTATATACGGAGTACAATGGCGTCATTGGAACAAATATCGTACAGAAAAAGATATGGGACCTGCACATAAAGGTGGCACACGCCTTGCTGTAGATAAAATGGAAGTTGACCAACTAACAACTCTTATCGAAGGATTAAAGAATGATCCTAACAGTCGCAGACATATTCTAAGTGCATGGAATGTAGGCGAATTAGATGAGATGGCTTTACCACCATGTCATGTTATGAGTCAATTCCACGTTAACAGTAGCGGTGAACTAAGCTGTCAAATGTATCAGAGAAGCGTAGATGTATTTTTAGGTCTACCCTTTAACATTGCTAGCTATGCATTGCTTACTCATATGATTGCACAAGTATGTGGCTTAACAGTGGGTGACTTGATTATCACTATGGGTGATACTCATATCTATAACAATCACATTGAACAAGTTAAAGAACAATTATTGCGTAGACCGTTTGGTCACCCAGCATTGATCTTGAATCCGGAAGTAACTGACATTACTAAATTTACAATGAATGATATTCACTTAGAAGGATACGAAAGTCATGGCCCTATCAAAGCAACAATGGCAGTCTGACGAATTTACTAGACCCAAGTATCAGCTACATTTATCTGATACAGGTGAAGAAACTGTGAGTATTGAAACAGTAGTACATACCATTCGAATGGGTGACGTTGAAGATCCTGACTTGTTTGTAGCACAACCTATATATGACTGGCAACAAACAGAAGCCGGTAAATGGGTAATGAAAAACTCCAACCCTACACCAAGCTGGCATCGTCAAGTAGATTATACTACTTATGGACAACTATATCTGATTAAAGCATATCTAACACCTGACCAATTAACTTATTGGAAATTAAAATATGAGTAATATATTAGTAACAGGTGGTCTGGGACTCATAGGACATAATGTAGTTAAACGTTTACAAGACATGGGTCATCAAGTATCTATTATGGATACTCAGACAAACTACGGTATTATCCCTCAGTCTGAAATTGATTACTTGATCGGGGAACGTATTGCAGAACTTGACTTGAGTGGATATTACAAGAGTAATATTTGTGATAGTGAAACAGTTGGTCAAGTTTTCAACATCAAAAAGCCAGAGATCGTAATTCATATGGCTAGTTTCCCAAGACAGAAAGTGGTTAATGCTAATCCTGCACTGGGTAGTAGAACAATGAGTGAAGGGTTACTCAACTTATTAGAAGCTAGTGCAAAATATGAAGTATGTAAATTTATTTACATCAGTAGTTCAATGGTGTACGGTGACTTCAATAATAATGTTACAGAAGATTATAATTGTAAGCCACAGGGTCAATATGGTATTATGAAACTAGCAGGTGAGTGGTTAGTTAAAGATTACGCACGTAAAGGTAACATGGTTTACACAATTATTCGTCCTAGTGCCGTATACGGTCCGTTAGACGTAGAAGATAGGGTTGTTGCTAAGTTTATGCTTACAGCAATGCGAGGAGGAACGTTGAATGTTAATGGTGCGAGTGAGACATTAGACTTCACGTATGTTGATGATGCGGCAGACGGTATCGTTGCGGCAGCATTAAGTAAGAATACAAATAATAAGACTTATAATATAACAAAAAGTCATAGCTACAGTTTGCTAGATGCGGCAAATCTAGCAGTTAGTATTGCTGGGTCAGGGACGGTAAATGTCCGTGATAAAGACCCGGACTTCCCTAGTAGGGGAGCATTGAATATTGATGCCGCAAGAAAAGACTTTGGATTCGACCCCAAAGTTGACGTAGAAGAAGGTTTCCGTAATTATCACAAATGGTTATCTAATTCTACATATTTTAATAAATAACATTATGTGGATAATATCTATTTTACCCGAATGGGCTTTTCATCTAATTCTCACAGTGGGAATTATAGGCACGGTTGCTGGATTTGCTTTGGGCATGATTCCTGCAATCAAACAATATAAAATACCAATTCAAGTCATTAGTTTACTTGTACTTTCTTTGGGATTATATCTAGAGGGCGGATTAGCTGACTATAAAGAATGGGAAGCTAGAGTCAAAGAGATGGAAGCCAAAGTAGCCGTAGCTGAAGAAAAAGCTAAAACTGTGAATGTGGAAGTACAAGAAAAGATTGTTACGCAGACTAAAGTTATTAGAGAAAAAGGTAAAGACATAATCAAGTACATTGATAAAGAAGTTGTAAAAACTGAAGAAGTTATCAAGTATGTTGAGAATTGTCCTGTACCTAAAGCAATCATTGATATACACAATGACGCCGCAATACTAAACAAAGCCGCTGAACCAAAGGACAAGAAATGAAAGCATTGATTATATCATTAGCAATTGTTCTTGCAGGATGCAGTACCACTGTACCTGTTGCTAGAAAGTTTCCTGAAGCACCTCAAGTTCTTAAAGAAAAGTGCGAAAGACTTAAACTCATAGAGGGTGACAAAGTAGCAATTACAGAAATGTTAAAAGTTATCGTACACAACTATTCGTTATACCACGAATGTTCTACAAAAGTAGAAGGTTGGCAAGAGTGGTATGAAACACAAAAGAAAATCTTTAACGAAGTCAAATGAAATATATCATACTACTCGTATCTTTAATGATTTCGGGATGTGCTAGTAAAGATTATTCTGTGTATGTAGAAGCACAGAAATCTCTATCCCGAGATATCACTGTTACAGAAACCACTCGTATGTTAGCTATATCGGAGATGTTAAAAAGTCCCGATCCTAGCGTTAGACAGAACGGGACTTTATTATTACAACAATTACAACAAAATAGACAACCTATTGTAATTGAGTTACCTAAGAATATATTTGGATTTTAGTTACACCAAGAAGTCTTAGCTTCACCATAGTACTCACGTGCAAAACCCTGCTGGATAAGCATCCCTCTTAAACTTTTGCCGTCTAAAATAACGTCACCCAAAACACGTCCGCCGTACTTATCCCAGTCTATTAGTATAATTTGCTTCTTTTGTGCATTAGCAATTTGTTGTTTTGTGAATGCACTAGCAGCCTCTCCTCGCTGTGCTTCACTTGGACATTGTGCTCTATGACCCTTCTCAGGAGTATCAACACCAAATACACGAATACTTAGTTCGGGTTTTAACGGCGCCGGCAAGAACGGTGCTTGAAATGCAATTGTGTCTCCATCGATAACTCTAGTAATCAATGCATCATATGTCACCCCTGCTTTTTGTTTTTGAGCAAACGCAGTAGTTGTCAAAGTGGATAATAGTAGTATAGATATAAGTTTTTTCATAGTGAAGTATTTATTAATTTGTCATAAATACTCTATAAGTGGAATAGAAACATGACCCAAGAAATCATTGACATAGGCGAATTAGCTAATGACGGTACAGGTGACCCGTTACGTGTTGCCTTCGACAAAATCAATAACAACTTTACTCAATTATATAATACTGCTTCAGTAGATGGACCCAACGGTTCAGTACAATTTGCATTAGCAAATACAGTAGGAAATGTCACTACCTATTCTTTATCATCAAGTGCTAATTTGGTATTTAATTCTAGTACTAATCGACTTGATATTAAAGGAACAATTGTTCCTTTAGTCCCAAACAATTTAAATATTGGTTCTACTGCTAATACAGTAGGCAACTTATACCTGAGTAATACAGGGTTAAAGTTAGGAAATGTATCATTTTCTGAATCTGCCAATACAGTAAGAATATTCAACACAAATGCTAATATTGATGCTAATATACAAGTTAATACAATAACCGCATCTACTGTAGATGTAGCACAGATTGTTATTGCTAACACGCAATTTGATGGTAGTATTGCGACCAGTGAAGGGTCAGATCCCAATCAAGTGATATATCAGCTCCCTGAAACAAGTATACTTTCTGGTAAATTTGATATTAAATCAGTATCAGATACTTCTGCTAATAATCAATCAGTAACAATAACGATTAATAAATCTACTTCGGGTGGAAGTGTTAAATATGTTGTATATGGAACAACATTTAACGGTGACCCTGTAACTAGATATGATGTAGATGTGGCATTCGGTAATGTTCGTATCAAAGTTAACCCATTGGTTAATGATCTTATTACGCATACTATATCTTATCAAGTAACAAACTAACATGAGAGCTAAAGAATTTATTAACGAGGGTCGTACTGGCTCTATACAGGATGATGTAGCTAGAGCACTGCCCTCCACATATGCCATTCCTGAGTTAAAAGGTCAAGATCCATATATTCAATATAGATTTGGTGTAGCAATTGCAGGCGCTAAAGGTTCTAAGAAACGTGCGGAAGACGGTGTACCTAATTTTAGCAAAGAAAGTGCTTGGGGACAAAATCAAATTGTTGTAAGTTTTGACCCTTCTATTGATGAATGGTTGACCGATGCATTAAAAATCATGGGCATCAAAGGTAAGAAAAGATTAAGTACCATACACAGCGAAGAAGCTGATGATGTGTCTACAAAAAGCCCTGTACAGGGGTTTAAAGGGTTTAAAAAATGAGGGCTTCCGAATTTATATTCGAAAATAGTAAGGGTAAAATATCTAAACGTCAACAAGAGTCTTCACGTGGACTAAACATATTTGCCGATAATCAATTTGATAGAACATATGATTTGAATCGTGTAATGATGGCAGTTGCCTGTAGTGATGGCATCAATCCTATTGATATGAACTCTGAAAGCTGGTTTGGTAAAAATAATACAGCACATCCTTATACCAAAGAAGAACAAGATATGCTAAAATTAGCATACAAAGCTGCCGGTATAACTTATAAAGATTTAAATAAGGCTGATCTAAGAAGTAAAGAACTAGACAGTACATACAAAACAAGCCCAGTAATTGGGTTTAAAGGCTTTAAAAAATAATTCTATCATCAATATCTTGTATAAGTAGATTTATAACTTTTCAGGATATGCATGATCGATATTAACAACACCCTAGACCTCGTCAAACTTAAATTCTATAATGAATGGCTATATACAGCACACATTTATGATGAGGGTGAATCTACGTTCCATAAACAACTAACAACTAAAGTTGTAATCGATTATATAGATCCAATTAAATTAAAAAAAGATGCACTTATTTTAGACTTAGGTTGTGGTCCGGGTTATTTCTTAGATGAAATGAAAGAAAGAGGGTACACTAACTTAGTCGGTGTAACTCTTAGTCCAAATGACATTGACCTATGTAAGAGTAAAGGGCATAAAGTTAAAGAATACGATTTAAGCTTCTTACCACAGAAAGAAGGGTATTATGACGAATCGGTTGATTTTATCTTTTTGCGACATGCATTAGAACATAGTCCATATCCTATCTTTAGTTTAATGGAATATAATCGTATATTAAAACAAGGTAGTAAGATTTATATTGAAGTGCCCGCCCCTGATCAGGAACGTAAGCATGAATATAACTTAAATCATTATAGTATTTTAGGTACTGCACAGCTAGCGGCATTACTTGAAAGAACTGGATTTACTATTGATACGTTTAATACAATGGATTTTACGTTAAATGTTGGTAAAAACGATGAAGATGAAGATATTGAAATTTCAGAAAGATATTTCTGTATTGTAGCTACAAAGCAACGTCCGCTGGATATTAAGTAAAATTCTACTAAATATATCATGACCTTTGATATATGGAAACAATCTAAAATACAAAATGGTCTTGAAAATATCAAGACCGTTTCCTTACCCGCTGTTGCCTCTGACAATATTGATGAGATGAAACGTTTAGCAGGGATACCCTCTACTCAATCCGATGTAGGAATGAACATGAGTGTAACTGGCACCCAAAAGGGCGAATTAATGAAGAAGAATAACATTCAGCCGGGAACACCTGAATGGTTCAAGTTATGGTTTAGTTTACCATATATGACTGGCGAAAAGCCTATAGGAAAATAACATGGCCACTATAAACATAACGGTACAGAGTTTGCTCAATGCCGCACAATATGATAGTTATGCAGTAGATAATGCAGGAACTATCGGTGAACTTAAAAATTCTATTGATGCTACTACAGGTTGCTTAATAGGTTGGTTTGATTTAGTATTCAATAATGAAGTATTAGATACCGCACAAACAATCAGTTCTTACGGTATAGTAGAAGGTTCAAGATTAAGAACTCATAATAAAATTTCACGATTATCTACACTACAAGATAGACAAGTTGCAAAACTTAGTTTGGCACAATTAGAAAGACTAGACCTTTCAAATACTAGACCATACTATAATATAGATGAACTGCCTACCAAATATAGTGGTAACAGTGTTGTAGATAATTCTCATCCTACTGGATTGATTGAAGGTCGTCCGTGGAATAGCACTCCATAGTAAATTCTATATCGTAACCAAAATTTTATAAATACGCAATATGAGCGGAACCCCTACCTTAATCAAAACACCTTATACAAAGACAAAGTTTAATTCTGATAAAGAGCTAGAAGATTTTGTTAAATGTTGTGATCCTGAAATGGGTTATCTATACTTTATGGATAACTTTTTTTACATACAACATCCTACAAAGGGTTCTATGCTGTATCACCCCTGGGATTATCAAAAACGGTTAATACATACATATCATACCTATCGCTATTCAATTAGCTTGATGCCACGACAAACAGGTAAGTCAACATCAGCCGCAGGGTATCTACTTTGGTATGCTATGTTTGTACCGGATAGTACTATTCTTATTGCGGCACACAAATACACAGGTGCACAAGAGATTATGCAACGTATTCGTTATGCGTATGAGAACTGTCCCGATCACATTAAAGCAGGTGTAACAACATACAACAAAGGCTCACTAGACTTTGAGAACGGATCACGTATTGTTAGTGCTACAACTACAGAAAATACAGGTCGCGGTATGTCTATTACACTATTATACTTGGATGAGTTTGCGTTTGTTCGACCTACAATTGCTACAGAATTCTGGACATCTATTACTCCTACATTAGCAACAGGTGGTAAAGCGATTATCACTAGTACTCCTAATAGTGATGAGGATCAATTTGCTTTGATTTGGAAGGGTGCTAATAAAACAGAAGATGAGTTTGGTGATACCACCGAGCTCGGTGTTAACGGTTTTAAATCATACAGAGCATTCTGGCAAGAGCATCCTGATCGTAATCAAGAATGGGCTGACCAGATGAAGGCTCAGTTAGGTGAAGACAGATTTAGACGAGAGATTGGTTGCGAGTTCATTATTGCAGATGAGACATTAATTGCCCCTACTAGGTTAATTGATTTAGATGGTATCGAACCTGTATTCCGTCAGGGACAGATACGTTGGTATAAGAAACCTGAAAAGGGGAATATCTATATAGTTGCACTAGATCCTGCTGTCGGTACAGGTGGTGACAATGCCGCAATACAGATTTATGAAGCAAATACTACGACACAAATCGGTGAATGGAAACATAATAGAACAGATATACCGTCACAAATTAAACTGATAGCACAGATTAACAAATACATTGTTGAATGTACTACTCAACCAGACAATTTATACTATAGTGTAGAAGTCAACGGAGTAGGCGAGGCCGCCCTAGTATCATTGAACGAATATGGTCTAGCTAACATACCTGGATCTTTCTTAAGCGAGCCGGGCAAAAAGAAACGAGGGTTCAATACAACTAATAAGAGTAAACTAGCAGCCTGTTCTAAGTTTAAAACATTAGTTGAGAGTAATAAGTTGACTATTAACAGTCGTAGTTTGGTAACAGAACTTAAAAGTTTTGTAGCCTCAGGTGGTAGTTATGCCGCAAAAATAGGTGAATCAGACGATTTGGTAACGTCTTCATTGTTAGTTGTGCGTATGTTACAGAACTTAAGCGAATATAACTATGATTTAGATAACTATATTCGTGACCATGATGAAGTAATTATGCCCTTACCTTTCTATGCCATAATGGGATAATCTTTGATAAATACAATATGCCTAAAAACGCCGACTCATTAAATTCAGAATTATTCGATTTTCTACAAAGCCGTGGGTTTAAACCTACGCTACTAGACACCTCAGGTAAAGAAATTCCTGTACCAGAAAAAGCAGAAGTCTTTCAATTTGACTTTGAAATTGATGGGGAAAACTACGGAACTGCCACTATCAGTATTGATGGACTGCATAAATTAGTAGTATACTTTGGTGAGGGAATCGCAAACAGCCCCAAAACTAGTAAGGATGATAGCGAATCATGGTATAGTTTATTGAGACAGTTTAAGTATTTTTCTCAAAAGCATCAACTAAGCTTTGAGACCAAGAACATTGATAGATTGAAGCACGATATGGCTAAAAGAGAACACACTAAACAGTTAGATGAGGGTTATTACCCAATGGGTAATAAAGCTAGTTACAGCGACAATATCCCTACAACTAAGATGATTATTAAACATAAAAGAAAGATGGAAGAGGGTGAACAACGTTTCCGTCAAATCGATAGAATATTCATTGAAAATGCAATTGGTGAACGTGTATTAGCTCCTAGTAATAAGCCTGGATTAGCTAGGACATTTGCAAGACATATCGCTGAAGGTGGTAGACCATATGATGAAAGATGGAATCACCTTATGGAATTATGTGAAGAATATGAT